AGGCACGGACGTGTTAGACGCCGTGCTAACGAGTGCGGGCGCATCGTGGGGGCCGGACATTACTGGCGTGATGCGGATGAAGCAGTTCGTCGCCGCCACCGGCACGCCCGCTTATGCCTTTGTCTCGACTGACATTATCGGCAACGTGTACCGTTCGCCGACTGCCGATCAAGATCGCGGCGTGCCGGTCTTTGCGGTGATTGTGCGCTATGCCAAGAACTACACGGTGCAAACGTCCGGCGTGGCGGCAGGCGTGACAGAAGCGCGGCGCGGCGTGATCGCGCAAGAGTGGCGGGACGCGCGCTATACCGACGCGACGGTGCAAACCAAGCACCTGCTGGCGGCTGAGATCATCGTTGAAACGGGCATTGTGAGCGCGGCCAACGCCCTGACGGAAGCCACGCGCTTGCAAGTGCTGCGCGGGACGCGGCGGGATCGTTACGAGTTTGTGGTGCCGCAGGACACGGACACGATTGCGCTCGACTTGAACAACGTGGTGAGCATTACGCACCCGCGTTACGGGCTGGCGACCGGCCCGTCGGCGCGTCTGATTGGGATTGAGCCGGATGCCCAGGCGAAAACCTTACGCTTGACGGGGTGGGTATAAATGGCCAACGCGATCCTCGGTTTTCCAATGACGGGCGACAGCACCGCCGCGGTGTTTGCGGGCGGCTCATGGGTGGCCACGCTGCCGCTAACGAACTTGCAAGACGACCGCCTCGCGCGCGTGACGCGCTCGACCACGGCGTCGCTGGCCAACGCGCAGTTCACCATCGACTTTGGCGTGTCGGAATGGGTGCGGTTGGTGGCGCTGGTCGATCACAACTTCTCGCGCACGAGCGCCGTGCGCGTGCGGGGCAGCGATACGGCGGGCGACTGGTCGGTGCCAATCTACGATTCCGGCTGGTTCGACGGCTGGCCGATCACCTCGCCGCTTTACGTCGCGCCGGTGGGCGATCCGTCGTGGCTCGATGGCCGCATGAGCGCAGCCGAGGCCGCCAACTATAACCTCTCGGCCATCTATATTGCGCCAACGGCAAAAGCGTCGCAATACTGGTTGATTGAGATCAGCGACATTGGCAACACGGCGGGCTATGTGCAGATGGGGCGGCTGGTGATGTCGCGCGCTTGGCAGCCGACGATCAATATGAGCGTGGGCGCGACGATTGGCGTAAACACGGAAACTACGTTGCAACGCTCGGACGCGGGGCCGAAGTACTTTAACGTGCAGCCGCGCGCACGGTCGGCGGCGTTTACAATTCAGAATATGGACACGGACGAAATCTTTACCTACGCCTTTGAGATACAACGGCAGTTAGGGCTTTCCAAACAGTTATTTTTTGTCTGGGATGCCGAGGACAGCGTGCATCTGTTCCGGCGCTCGTTCTTGGCGACGTTGCGCGACTTGTCACCGCTTGAAGCGGCGGCAACAGATTTTTACACGGCGGCACTTTCTTGTGAGGAGGTACTCTAATGGCAAGCGTGGTACTCAACGGACATACCTACTCGCTGGCAATTCTGTCCGGCACAGACGGGCGCGATTATGCCCGCCCCGAAACAATTACCAGTTCTGGCGCAACGCTGTGGGACTTATTTTTTACCGACTTGGTAGCAACGCTGGCGGCGGCCACTTCGCTTAACGGCCTCGCACCGGGCGCGGCTGGCGGCTATGCACGTTCCAACGGCACCGCATGGGTGCGCGTGCAGGGCGTCGCCGCAGCAGATGTTACCGGCCTTGTCTCGTCGTCACCCGTTGGTGGCAACTTATTTCTGGCAACTAATTACGGAGGATTCTAATCATGGCAGTGACCTCGACCCCTATTTTTGCGCAGACGCCGTACGTCAAGACGCTGACGCTCGCAGCACAAACCGCTTGCACCACACGCGGCCCAACCGCCACCGCAAGTTTGGCAGGCGCCAATATTACCGCGTTCGTGCCAGTCTCGACCAACGGGATGCGGATTGACAGCATCCAGGTCAACGCCGTGTCTACCGCCATCGGACAGGCCAGCGTTGCCAACGTGGTCGGCATCTGGATTTGGGACGGCACCACGGCGTTTTTGTGGGCCGAAATTGTCACAACGGCTATAACGCCGTCTGCAACGGCAGCGGCGTTTACGCAGACCTTTACGCCGTCCCTTCCCCTCAACCTGCCCGCCGCGTTTGCGTTGTATGCCAGCGTCGGCGTCACCACGACGGCGGCGGGTTCGGCGTTACAGGTGACGGCGTTCGGCGGGGCATACTAACGTGCCAACCAGCGCCTTTGCTCCCCCAAGAAAGACTATGACGGCGGCGCCAGGGCCGCAGGCGTTGACGTGGATAACAACTCTGACGGCAAGACCCTTAACAGCATCGCTAATATGGGCAAACATCTCTAAATATGAGTTTTCGTCCTATTACCTTTTTTTCAACGCTCTAACGCCGTTCGCGGGCGTGTCCATTCGCGTGGAAGGATCACACGACGGCGGTGCAACGTATGGCTCGTTGTGGAATGGCTCATATCAGACCGGCACCGCATCGCCAGTAGGATTGACAACAGAAAGCGCGTCAGCGGTACACATTATTAACGATAATGTCGCCGACGCTGGTGTTAGCTATCCTTACACAATGTACGGCGGGATGAATGGAACCTGCACATTGACGTTTAGCCCGATAGCCAGTCAAACGGAACAAATCAATCAAATACCAGACCCAGTCATGTTTGGCGGTCTAACCTATGCCTATCATAGCGGCGGGAGCCGCGTGTATGCAAAGGCAAACGCCGCGATTTATCAAACGACAACAGTAGGACAGCAACTTAACACGTTAAGATTTACAGCGTCCGGTGGCAATCTTCAACGTGGCTCAATTAGTATTTACGGAGTGCAAATATGAGCAATATTCCTCATAAAGTAATCAACGGCGTTGTGATTGAGTTGAGCGCAGCGGAACTTGTTGAACATAACGACCGCGTAGCGGCACACGAAGCCGCACGTCCCGCGCAAGCCCTTGCTGAACTGCGTGAGCAACGCAACGCAAAGCTCGCCGCGTCGGACTGGACGCAAGCGCCGGACGCACCCACGGCAAACGCGGCGGCGTGGAAGGTGTACCGGCAAGCGTTGCGCGATCTGCCGCAGCGGACGGTATATCCGAACGCCCCACAGTGGCCGACGGCGCCGTGACCGCAGGCGTCAAGCGCGGCCTCACAATTGCCCTCACCTCGACGTTTGTCGGGGCAGCGGCGATTCCGTTCCTGATCGCGCTCTGGCGCACGAAAGTGGACGTGTCGGTGTTTGACGTGCATCTGCTACAAGAAGTCACGCACGTCGTCCGCGACTCGGCGCGTGCGGAAGAACAACGGATGCTCTTGCTCGATGTGTTATGCGCGACCAAGCCAGCGGATCGGCGATGCCGTTAGATATTACGGTGTCGTTTCCGACGGTGTGGCGGGTGGTTCAGAAAGTGGTTTTCCTCTTTCGCAAGGTGGCCCCATGAGCGTCGTATCCTTTGCATTGCCCTACGTCCTGCCGCTGTTCCTCGGCTCGGTCACGTCGGTGTGCTATCAGTATGTGAAGAAGGCGAGCGCGTGGGTGGACGCGCAGCCAGGACAGATTCACGCCTTCCTCGTGGGCGCGATCGCCATTGTGCTGCCGCTGGTGGGCAAGGTGGTGCCTGGCTTTGAGGCCACCGACTTAGCCGGCGTGGACGCGCAGGCGGTGCAGAGCGTCCTCGCGCTGGCCGCGGCCAAGCTCACGTTTGCCATGCGGAAGAAGTAGCATGATCCGGGCGGGCGTCCCTGCGAACACCAACTTGGCGGCATTGTCGCCGGTAGTGCGACGTCGCATTGAGTTAGTGTTGGCAGGGATGCTCGCCGCAGGGTTTCGGGCCGTGCAGTTTGATACCGTGCGAACGGTCGAGCGTCAAGCGTTCTTGTTTGGCAAGGGCCGAAGCGCCAGTCAGTTATTGTCGGCAGGACTAGACGCAAAGTGGGCATGGCCAACGTGTCCCGACGGCGTCGTCACCAACGCCGCACACGCCGCGCAGTCGTGGCACGCTCATGGGTGCGCCTGCGACGTGGTCGAGAACGACAACAGCCCGTGGAACGCTTCTCAGGCGTTTTGGAACACGTTGGGGGCGCTTGCGCGAACACATTATCTGACATGGGGTGGCGCGTGGCGTATGCTCGACTTGCCGCATATGCAGGCGGTAGAGTGTCCAATGTCGCCAACGCCTGACGATCGCGCGCTGCTTCAGCGCGAGGGCATGGCGGCCGTGTGGAAAAAGTACCGACTCGATTAGCCGTGTTTTGTTGGAAATATGTCCCTTAAGCCCTTCCGGTATGCTACGGCACCGTTGGACTGAGCAGGACGACCGGCAGTTGTTGGAACTTGCGGCCACCTACGGGAGCGACCGTCCGCCCATCGTCGCCGCAATGGGACTGAGCTACGGCAGCGTGGATCGACGCGCCACAATGCTTGGCCCGCGATATCGCGCCGCCGTGGACAGCTTCGACGCGCGGATGCGCGCGCAACGCGAGGTGGCGCCGATCCCGCCAGGCTCGAAACTGGCGGCGCTGCTCGACATCCCGCCCGCGCCGTTTGCCGTAGACATCCCCAAGCCCGCGCCGTCGAAAGAGCAACGCTTTACGACGGCGGTTTTGTATGGCGACACGCATGTTCCGTTTGAGGACGCGGCCGCCATCAAGGTGGTGCAGGGCGTGATCCGCGACGTGAAGCCGGACATCCTGGTCAATATGGGCGACTTGGTGGACTGCTTCCAGATATCGCGCTTCGACAGCGACCCGACGCAACTCGACACGCTGCAAGCGAACATCAATGCCGCGCGCGCGCACTTGCATCAGATGGCGCAGATCGCGCCGCAAGCCAAGCGCGTGCTACTGGAAGGCAACCACGAACATCGGCTGTCGCGCTGCCTGGCCTCAATGCAAGGCGGCCACCGCCATATCGCGGCGCTCGACAAGGTGCAGGAAGCAATCCAGTGGCCCAACCTTTTGCAGCTTGCCAGCATCGGCTGGCAATGGATTCCTGAGCGCGAGCAAAGCCGGACGAGCGTCGTGCCGAAGATCATCACGAAGCACGGCAACGTCGTGCGGAAGTGGTCGGGCTGGTCAGGCAAGGGCGAGTGGGAAAAGTACGGCAGAAGCGGCGCCAGCGGCCACACGCACCGGATGGGCTGGTTCACGCACCGCGATCATAACGGGAACGCCAGTTGGATCGAAACGGGGTGTACGTGTAAGCTGGACGCGCCGTATGGCATCGACTTTGACTGGCAGCAGGGCTGCGTGGTGGTGACGTGGAACGCCACGCAGCGGCTACAGCAGGTAGAGTTCGTAAGTATTCGGGACGGGCAAGCGATGTGGCGCAACCGAGAATACGGGGGAACGGGGAAATGAAGCGCGATCAGGACGAGATGACGGAAATCGTGCGCGAACTCACGCGCCAAGATGTTGGCGTCGAGGTGGATCGAGTGCTGGATGCGTGCATCGAGCATCACGCGCTGCAAGGCGAGGCGGCGCAAATGACGGTAGAGTTTGTTCGCGAACGATTGAGCGCGATTTTTGTGAGCCAGGAGGACAATGACTGACCGCGTCATTCATGTCCAGTGCGATCATTGCGGCACGACGGGCGTGCGTGTGGACGAGGACGGCCGCGACTGCGTCTGCGGCTCGTGCATGGGCCACGGCTACCTCAGCGAAACGCCGGACGACACGCACGCGCCGCAGCCCGACATTCGCCACGCCGACCTACGGACGCCGGATGAAGTGGCCGCCGCTTCCTAGACGGATGCAAGGCGTGGGCGGCCCCGTCGTCGTGAAGCGCCGGAAAGGGCTGCTCACGGAGGACAGGCGCGAGGCGTGGGGGCTGTGGGACGCCGAGCATCGGACGATCTGGATCGCGCCTGGCTTGCCGCGTGAGATGCAATGGCGCGTACTCTATCACGAACTCATGCACGTCGCGCTATCCGACAGCGGCCTAGAAAACGTCTTGCCTGCCGATGGTGTTGAGGCGTTGTGCGACGCCGTCGCGAGCGCGCGGATCGTCGAGCGCTTAGGCTAACGATCCAACGGCAGCGCGGGCTTGCGCGACAGGCGGCGCGCGCGCAGAGCTTCCGCATACCGCGTATTCTTTGCGCGCTGTCGGCAGGGATTTGAGCAATAGTCTGATTGCTTGGCGTCCCGCGTCACATACGGGGCGCCGCACCCGCACACGCGCGCGATCAGTTTCTCGCTGCGCGTCTTAGCCCAACGACGACACGCGGCGTTGCCGCACGTTTGCCGTGGATGCACCGCCGTAAACGGCTTCTGGCACAGCGGCGCTTTGCAGACGCCGTAGAATACGCCCGCCTTGATGAATCCGTTGCCCGCGCGCTTGGGCTTGGTGGACGGCGGTAACTCAGCGGCGGGAATCCGCGGCGCCCGCCGGACACCGCACCGGCAGCGAATCTGCGCGAAGCCCAGTAGTGGCTCGCGCTCGTCAAACTGTTCTGTGCCGCACGTTACGCATTTCACATGGTGCCGCGGTTCGACGACTGGCCGCTACCGCCTTGCTCGACTTTTGCTTTCGGCGCGGCGGCTGGCACCGTGCGCTCCGGCAGATGGCGCGCGCTGTCGTACTTGCGCCCGCCCGTATTGGCGGCCTCGATGTTCAGTTGGTTGAGTTGCTCTACGCTTGGCATTGATCCGATTCAAGATTGGCTAGGTAAACATGGCGCGCCGTCAGCACCTTTTGGATATGATCCAGAAACTCGTGGCTTGTGATCGTGAAACCTGCGGAACTGGCCACGGTCGTGACGCCAACCGTGCGGCGGTGACTATCTAGCTCGAAACGCATGACGTCAAGGTTCCGTTAGAAAGGGTAAGAGTCAGCGTACCTTTTGGCGCAACGTCCGAACGATAGGCGTGTATCTCGACAATCTGGTTATCGTCCGTGTACGCCACGCCGCGCAAGGCGTCGAGGGCTTGCTTGAAGCGGTTATCCAGATCGCCCGACTTGCGGGATCGTCGCCAGTCAAAGACCAGGGCAACGGCGCCATCGGGAAACGCGATCTTGCTGGTGCCGTGTTGTTTCTTGTACGCGGCCCGCACGGTGAGCCGATACCGCGTGGCCTCGGTGGACAGATGGATGCGGCCGCGGTTGTGCCGCCAATACACATTCGCGGACGGCGGCTCCGGCAGTTGCAGGACGATGGATTTCATTTACCAAGTGTTGCTAGGTGCCACGGCATCCGCAACCGACAGGCGACGTAGCGCGCAATCGTGGCCGGCAATGCGTCGCTCTTGAGTGTGGCCGCTTCGTACATCGCTTCGCGCGCGTGGTTGAAAGCGTTCGTGCAAACCTTGTCGTATGCTTTCTGCTCACGCGCGCGCTTCTTCGCTTTGGTGTCGCCAGCTTTCAACGCCATTCCGTTTAGTACTTGCTTGTTGTCTTTTTTTTCGTTGGTTTTTGCGTTTTGTACACGGGCTTTTTCATGACGTCGCTCCTTTCATTTAGGGGTTATGGCCTTGTCCAATAGAATCCCGCACGTTCTGTTCACGCAACGTGCGGCCCGTCAGACTTTGCAGCAGGAAGTCCAGATACAGTTCGTGCGTATGCGCTAAGTCGTTGATCCGCGTTTCGCTGATCTTCGCGCCCTCAACCGCTGCCGCCGCCCGAATCATTTCCGCGCAATTCGCCAGCACCATCTTGCGGAAGTGGTCGGCCCATCCGAACGGGCCGTACCAGGCTTCCAGCGACGCGGGATCAACGGTATCACAACGCGGGATGCGGGCAGGGTCGAGGGGTGTCATGAGCTATCCTAGAACGGCAAGAAATCTTCGTCTGGCTCCGGCGGCAGCGGTTCCTCGTACCGACTCGGCGGCGTCACGTCGAGCGCCTGCACGACTGCCGCCAGCGTGATTGGCTCAAACAGCAGGCCGCTTTTCTCAAGCTGGATGATCAGCGTCGCCGCGCCCGCTTGCACGGCTGCCGCGTCGGTGCTGCCAAGCGTTGCCACTTGCGCGGCGTGTGCCGTCGCAAGCGCCCATGCGTAAGCGGCCGCCACTTGCGTCCTCGATCGCGCAGCAGGCGCCGTAAGCGCCTTTGACATCGCGGATGTTGTGGTGCTATGGCTGGCGGGCGTTTGGGGCTTAGGCGCGACGCCAGGCACCGTCGTGGGCGTTGCCGTGGCGGTGTCAGGGCCAGCCAGTCGCTTGGACGGTGCGGGTGGTGCGCCGTTGGCGATCGTGACGTTCCAGTAGGGCGCGCTGCCAGCTTTCTTGTTTGGGCTGCGGAAGAACGCCAACGTGTTTCCGACGACGGCGTGCAAATTGGCGCGTGCGGTGCCGTCCTCGCCTACGTCAGGAAATCCGGCGTGCAATAGCTGGCGGTGCGCGCTGTCGGCAGGCAGGAACAGCAGATCGCCGTTCTCAAATTGCAGCTTGACTTGCGGGCCAAACTTGCCCTCTACCGCTTCGCACATTGTCACTCTTGCCTGATGCGCGTCGCCTACGTTTTGTAGCTTCAAGATTGCCATGATAACTCTCCCTCTCGATGTCTGTTGCCGGATGCCGTCCGGCGGCGGGTGTGCTAGTTGGCGATTTCCATTGCGCGGCGGTAACAACTGTAGCCTTCTGGCGTCGTCGTGTGCCAGCGGAACACGCGATCCATGTTCGTGAGCAGCGGTTCATTACAGGACGGGCAGCGCATCAGCGGCATGGGCCACTCGGTGTCCGACATATCCTGATCCAGCCCTTCAGCCCATCGTGCCGCCTTCTCGTCGCTGCGGCGATCTTCCCGATCTGCCGCGTCATTATATCCAGAATCGCCATAGACGTAGCTCACGGTGTCACCTCGGTTGCGGTTGCGCTAGTCGGCATCGGCGTTTCGCGTGCGGACAGATCAGCCAGCACTTGCCCAATGCCGACGCCTGGCGTCCAGCCGGCGGCGAGCAATGCGCGCAAGACGCCCGCATGGACGCGGGTACTCGTGGTTTTCCCTACGGCGACACGCCAGATGCTTGACGGCGCCTGGCCGTAGAACTTCGCGATCTCACTCACGGCGGCAAACGTCACGCCGACTTTCGATAACTGCGTTGCGTTTCTCATGTGTGGAAGATGCGTTGCGGTTTGCTATCGCGCAAGTACCTGAGGCAAGTTCGTCGTTTCTTTTGCGTGTTTAGTTTTAGGCTATGGCCCCTCTATTCCGTGGTTAGTGCGGTTCCCCAAAGAGGCAGAAGCGCATCAAGACGGGTTGAGCCAACTCGTAGAGCCTATCGCATCCGTCTGGCGTCGTCAGCTTGCATCCTTGACGAGTTACCTTCGGTGACGGCGAATCCATCTCAGCGGGAGAACCACGGACTAGGTCGTGAGGGGGACACGTTGCCTAGATTTTTTACTCGTGCTGAGGTTTTGCATCTTGCTGCACGCTTAGGATGAAGGGGAAAGCGAGATCAAGCCCCGTCCTACACCGACAAACTAGCCCTGCGAACCCATCCATGACGAAGCGACAACAAGATCGGGGGTTGATGCGCACACAATGGGGATGTTGAAGGCACGAAAATGGCTTGACCCGTCGGCGTTGTTTTGCACGACGCCAGGCATCTCGCCCTTTTGCCCATGTAAGTGCCGCATAAAATATCGACGAAAGGCCGTAAGCGAAATCAGTGACCATCGGGACATAAGGTGCGTGGACTCCTCACCAAAGCCGTACAGCAAATAGTCGCCCCAGCCCTCGACAATCTTTGTAAGTTCAGTCTTTGTTCCAGAGGGGCGTCCAGCGCGCACGGTAAACTCCTCGCCATAGCGCGCGGCGTAGGTTGCTTTGCGTACCCGACACGCGATCCGCACCGGCGCAATCTTCAGGACAATTAAGTCGGTGTTGCGACACGCATCGTCGTCAGGCGTCGCCTCGCCAATCAGATACTCGCCGCAGATGCGCTTCATGTGCGGCAGAAACTGATCCGACCAGCGTTTGTCTTGTTGCCATGCGCCACTCATGCGGACGCCTCCGTTCCCCACACGTCAAAGCCATCGATCGGCCGGCGGTTGAACATATCGAGCCGTCGGCCGGCGGTGACGCGGCGCACCACGTCGTAAAATGCTGTCGGCTTGACGCTATGCCCTGCGCGCGGCGCCTCAAAGCACGTCGGGAACGCTTTGGTGTCAATAAACTTGGGCGCGCCGCGTCGCGCGTACAGCGCAAACTCGCAATTGTATTGGGGCAAGCCAATTGGCTGAAACCCGCCAGGCTTATGCCAAACAAACGTGCAGACATACTTCAGGTGCCACGCCTCTAACAGGCGCAGCGCCATCGGAAGGTGTTTGTGCGTCGTCCAGACCCACACGTGGGCGTTGTCGGCGGCCGGAATGGCCACCTGAGCCAACTCCACCTCTGACATCGTGGGATAATCGAACCCTATCTGGTTCGGTCGCTCGTCGCGTTCAATCTTTTCCATTGGCCACGGCGGGTCAATCACAATCACGTCATACACGCCACGCACCTCTTTCGCCTGGCGTGTCCGCACATCTTCAAGGTTGGCCACAATCGCGGCGCGTTGCATTTCCCGGTGCGCCTCGGCGGGCTTGACCTCGCCCATGCGCACTTTGACCGCAAGGTCGGGCCGTTCCAGTGCCAGCTTGTCGCCACGCGCCACCGCGCCAGCGTTGACGTGCGCGGCCGCGGCTTTTGCCTGCTTGCCCTTGTCTCGGTTGCCGTCCGATGGTAGTGGGACATAATGTCCCACTACCATCCTCTCCCCAGCGTACGGCTTGCTGACTTCGTGCTGCGCCTTTGCCTTATCGGTGCGGGCCTCGTTTGCGGCGCTGGCAATGCGCTCGCGTTCCGCGCGCCACGCGGTGCCGTGTTCGTTCAAGTGCTTCCAGATCAGGTAGCGCTGCTCGTCGCCCAAGTCGCGTCGCACGCCGTTCAGCGTCCAGGCGTGCGCCCACGGATCGCCAGTAAACTCCTCAGTGACTGGCGCAAGGCCCAACGCCAGGCACGCGCGGTAGCGGTTGCGCCCATCCAGCACCATCCCCTCGCACATCGTAATCGGCCGTTGCTGTCCGTTGGCCGCAATGTCGGCCGCCAGTTCAGCCGCGCGGTCGGCCGCCATCATTGGAAAAGCGTCTGCGGCGGGATGATACGTGAATTCCGTCATGGCGTCCTGAGTAAAAGAAAAGCGGCCTGCTGCACCCAATGGGGCCGGAAGTGGTGCAGGCCCGAAGGCGCGCAACAAGTTTCCCCAAGAAGTACAACAGGCCGCAATAATAATGCGCGGTCAGGCACGACGCTTCCGGTCGCGATGCCGTCCTTCAATAGAGCGTGTGCGCGTTCGGCGCTTTGTCCGTGGAAAGAAACACCGTGCGCCGCACGGGACAAAGCGCCGAACGCGCACACGCTCTACGGCATGACGAAATGCCGTTGTGCCTGCAATCTACACCGAAGGTTCGTTATCCCGCAAGTAGGCCTCGTGCAGTCGCGCGTCGCGCTTGGCGCCGCGTTCAAGCCAGGCGCGCACATCCGCGTTCGGGCGATGGCCGGCCAGAATCTTGCGGATCGTGAGTTCGCCCATCGTCGC